TTACCTGCTTGATATCCAACTGCTACTGCTGATCCGCCTTGTGTTATGTTACCTGCATAAGGTCCAACTGCCACTGCATAGTCACCTTGAGTTGTTTGACCTGCAAGATTGCCAACTGCTACTGAATTTGTGGCTTGATCTGTTTCACCTGCACTATTGCCTAATGCTACTGCCAGAGTGCCTTGAGTTGTTCTACCTGCTTGATCACCAATTGCTACTGCGCTCGTGCCTTGAGTTGTTTGACCTGCTTCTACACCAATTGCTACTGCCTTTGTGCCTTGTGTTGTGTTACCTGCTTGATATCCAACTGCTACTGCACCTTCGCTTTGATTGAGAACGCCCGCCGTGTAGCCGATGCTGATTGCGGCAATGCCTTGGTTCTCATCGCCTGCACCAAATCCAAGTGCAATGCCATATGTACCTTGGTTAGTAAAACCTGCACTATTACCTACTGCTATATTGTCTGGACCATTGATATTATTAATATTAGTAATAGCTGCCCAAGTCACAGCACCTGCACCACCGTCTGTTGTAAGTGTTGCACCGCCCGGAGTTGTCCCGTCACTAATCTTCATAGTGTTGGTTACTGTGTCCACCCAAAGTTCGCCGACTCGGCCAATATAGTCGCCACTTGCTACATTTACATGTTTTGATACTAATTTTCTTGTTGCCATTTTGCGTTTCCTTTGAGTGCGTTATGTATACTTAGTTATTTATCCATAAAAAAAGCACCCTAAGGTGCTTACTGGTTTTACTTATCCTATTATACGCTGCCAGCCCAGCGAGTTATTTTTTCCACAATGCTCTTGTTTCTGCTTTAACTTTGGCACTTAGTGCAACATAGTCCAATGACTCTGCAATTGCATCATTGTTGTAGCACCATTCAAAGAACTTGTAAACATCTTGTGTCTTTTCTCCGTTAGGGTAAACAATGATAAATGTCGATGCAGTCAGTGTCCACTCACCACTCTTAAATGCTTCAGCACTAGGTTCAACACCGTTAATCTTTGTAGTAGTCAATCCGTTTTGCTTTGCATATGCATACTCAACATATCCAATTGCACCTTTGATCTGACCAACCATTGCTGCCACGCCTGCATTTCCTTTGCCGCCAACAATGTTGCCTTGCCACTTGACTGCTTTACCTTCACCTATCTTAGCTTTAAAGTCTGCTGACTCTGCTGACAGATAACCTGTAAAGATTGCAGTAGTACCTGAACCGTCAGAACGATGAACAATAGAGATAGGTCTATCTGGTAATCCTGCTTGCACATCTTTCCAGTTGGTAATCTTACTAGAGAAAATGTCTGCTACTTGTGTTAGTGTTAAGTTTAGTTGATTGGACTCTACTCCTGGTAAGTTAACAACTACAACTACTCCACCCATTACCATTGGGAACTGTACTTGTCCGTGTTTATCCAACTCCTCTTGACTGCGAGCAACATCGCTTGCACCAAAGTCTACTGTTTTTCTGTCGATCTGTTTAATACCACCCGAACTACCGATTGATTGATAGTTTACGATGTTACCAGTTTCTGCTTTATATTGCTCTGCCCATTTAGCATAGACTGGATAAGGAAAACTAGCGCCTGCGCCAGTGATGGTAAATGCGTTTGCAGTTAATGCAATAGTGGCAAACATTGCCGCTAATAGTTTGTTCATTTGTGTAATACTCCTTTGTGTTAATTACATATCTATTTAAGTGATCAATTGTTACAGTTTTGTGACAATGCCGTGCTGTTAGGCATTGCCTTAGGCCATTCACAACTTATAATTCCCAGCAGTTACATTCCTAATAAATATCAAATACAATGCACCTTCGCCGGTGCAGCAGCATCCACATAATTTAGAGAAGCATATCTATGAAATTGAATATTTCAAGAATTGAAGAGCGACAAGCAGTTCTAAGCGCACATCCGTTATTCACAGGCAACAGTTTAAAATCACTAGCTGACTTACACATATTCATGGAGCATCATGTTTATGCTGTTTGGGACTTTATGAGTCTTATTAAATCGTTACAGCATCATGTATGCCCTAGTACCGAATGTTGGGTACCTACCAAATGGGCAAGAGCTGGTGTTGCCAGACTCATTAACGAAATTGTCCTAGGCGAAGAAAGTGATGTCGACATGTCCGGGAATGGAACTATTACCCATCATGATTTGTATGCACAGGCTATGCTTGAAATTGGAGCTAATGGTCGCAACTTTGAAGCCTTCATTGAGCGGGTGAGAAACTACGGCTTTGACGAAGCAATGGGCAATGCCCAAGTGCCTCCAGCAAGTGCAAGTTTTATGCGTACAACATTTAGCTTTATTCACACTAAGAAGCCACATGTCATTGCCGGCGCATTTGCATTTGGTAGAGAAACACTTATCCCTGACATGTTTACCAGTTTGCTTAACCAAATGAAGGTAACCGAACATGATGCGCCTAAGTTTCATTACTACCTACAACGACACATCGATATTGATGGCGGGGAACACGGTCCGGCAGCATTACATATGGTTGAGACACTATGCGAACACGATCCTGTTAAGATACACGAAGCCGAGCAAGCGGCACTGAGCGCAATTGATGCACGTATTAGATTATGGGATAAAGTCTATGCTATTATCAATGATCCAGACGAAACTGCATTGTACTCGGAATTATTTGCAACCGCTGGAGTTGTCTAATGGCTAGCCCTCAAGTACTTTTATTGTCTGGCATATGCGGCACTGAACGCCTGTATAGGACAACCGGCGGTCATCAGTTGGCTTGGTGGCTACGCCAGCATGACTATTCTGTGCAGGTAATTGACTTTACTGTACAAATGGCCGACGCAGACTTGGTAAGACTAATTGAACATTTTGTAACAACAGAAACTAAAATCATTGGTTGGGGCACTATGGGAACAATGGAGAACAACATTGGACAATCTAAACGATTTGTTGAAAAATACTTGCCTAAATTAAGAGAACGTTATCCATGGGTAGTGTTTATCACTGGTGGCCCAGTGGTGCAATACGCTACTAACAGATATCCTAACAGAACTGGCTTCGATTATCACTTCTTTGGCTACGCTGAAAATGGTGTATTAGCTTTGTGTAACCAAGTTTTCCGCAAAGGCAAAATTATTCTACCCGAGCGTAAAAACGGAAACATGGTTATCAGGGAAACTACCCCTTGCCCAATTTCAATGGACGATCAATTCGATATTAAACGGTTAGACCATAAGTGGGCAGACGAAGATTGCATTTTGCCTGGCGAAAGCCTGCCCATTGAAATCGGCCGCGGTTGTATTTTTAAATGTAAGTTCTGTGCGTTTCCGCATATTGGAAAACGCAAAGGTGAGTATCTGCGAGAGATGCAACACATTGAAAAAGAAATGTTAGACAACTATGCCAGATTTGGAACTACTAACTATTATTTAGTAGATGACACGTTCAATGATGACCCTGATAAAGTGCATGCCTTCTACGAGCTAACGCAACGCTTACCTTTTAAAATTAACGTTAGCGCTTTTATGCGACCCGACTTGCTAGAAGCCCATCCTGAAACACCTGAGTTGTTGGCAGAGTCTGGATTTGTTGGCGCTTACTTTGGTATTGAAAGTTTTAATGAGCGAGCGTCCAAGTTTATTGCTAAACCCTGGAGCTATCGTCGCGGCCAAACCTACTTACAAAAACTACGTCGCGATATTTGGAAAAATCAAGTGAGTTTCCGTACTAGCATGATCATTGGTTTACCCGGAGACACACGTAAAGATTACATTAGTTGGCATCGTTGGTTTGTTGAAAACGAGATTCCGAATTGGAGTTGGCACCCATTGATACTCGAGCGTGATACCAATGCTCCGAATAACAGCGAAATCGACCGTAATGCTGAAGAATACGGTTATACCTGGACTATCGAAAACGGACAGCCAATTTGGAAGTACAAAGAGTCTGGTATTACTTTCAGGGACGCACTAGAAATGTATTACGAGATGGAATCATTGAAAGCACCTTATCAAGTTAATAATTGCTTTGCATTAATGGAAGAAGTACAATACTGCAACTTAGATCCTAAAGTACATAACTTTGTTAATATCAACAATGTTGATCACACCGCAATCAATACCGAGCGTCAAGCCAATTTACAACTTTATATCCAAAAATTATTAGCATTATAACTTGACACTGGCGCTAACATGTGTTATAGTATTGTATAATGTGGACAGAAATAAAAGATACCTTAACCCAATTCTTGCCGGCTAAACGCAAGACAACATCAAGTGGATGGATTAGTTTCAATGCACCGTGTTGTCATCATAATGGCGAGAGCCCAGACACTCGACTACGTGGGGGTGTAATATTCAGTGGCCAAGGTACTGTAAACTATCATTGTTTTAACTGTGGCTTTAAGTCTAATTACACACCTGGGCGCCAGCTAAATTATAAGTTTAAGAAATTATTACAATGGTTTGGTGTCGACGATCGCACTGTTAGCAGATTAGTAATTGAAGCACTCAGAGTTAAAGATCTAATCGGGCCGGAGCAAGTAGTAGAAGCCCCAGTTGAGGTTAGTTTAAAATCAAGACCATTGCCGAAGCAGGCACAATCATTTGACGATTGGCTAACTGAGCTATCGTTACAAGATGAGGATGAGCAAGTTAACAGCTATCTGTCGGATGCAATTAATTATGTACTTGACAGAAAAGTTGATATAGAACGTTATCAGTTTTATTGGACAGACGAACAAGCATACAATCTGCATAAGCGGGTAATTATACCTATAACGTGGAAAGGTAAAGTAATGGGCTATACTGCCCGTGCTACTGATCCCAATGTAAAGCCTAAGTATCATTCAAGTTACGAGCCGGGCAATGTGTTTAATTTAGACAAGCAACTAGCAGATAATAAGTTTGTTGTTGTATGCGAAGGGCCGTTTGATGCTATGGCAATAGATGGTGTAGCAGTATTGGGCGCAGAGATTTCTGAAACGCAAGCGGATCTAATAGAAGGACTAGACAAGAAAGTTATTGTTGTTGCTGATACTGATAAAGCAGGACAGCAAATGGTTGATATTGCAGTGAAGTACGGCTGGTCGGTTAGTTTTCCAATTTGGCAGCAAGATTATAAAGATATATCCGAAGCTGTTGAAAACTTAGGCAAGCTATTTGTGCTTAAATCGATAGTAGATGCAGTTGAAGATAACCCACTAAAAATACAGTTACGGAGAAAAATGAATGCGTAAGATACATATACACGGCGGCAGGCTTTCATCTGCTAGAGAATTAGCATACGAAAATGTCGACGGGTTTGCACCTATTCTTAATCAGCTTTTAGATATTCCCGTTATTAACCAAGCTCAGCTATCTGCAAATAACGAGGATATATTTCTTCGTGCATGTGTCAGCCTGATTGAAAGTGATGCTGATACTATTATCATTGAATGGGCCAGCACCAGCAAAACAACAGTAGTACCCGATCTTGGTAAAGTATTATCTGTGGAGTGCGGCGACACAGTATACAATCAGTACGTTAAATTAAGTCAGTATATTCCGATTCTAAATAGCCTAGCCGCTCGTTTAAACAAGCGTGTATTTTATTGGACTACGGTGTTGCCGATATATCACGAATTTAATCAACTACCAGGAAGTTCGGGTTACACTACCGATAATTTTTCTAACTATTCTAAAGACGCACGGGCAATGGTAGACCCTAGCGGCACTAGCAGTACCGCACAAATGAGTGCTCGCGCTAGTAGCATTAAAGCATTGATGCTAGCAATCAATAGTAACCCAACAGCCTGGATAGACACTAAACTCGACTTAACTGATATAGCTACAGCGGAGCAACTGCATAGAGCTATGGCTCTAAAAATAAACGAGACTATTAAAGACTTATGAATATTTGGATAGTATTTTTACCTGGCAGTGGCGGAAGTTTTTTAGAAACAGTGATTAGATCAACAACAGATCTACCAGTTCTAGTACCGGAACTTGACCGACCATTATTGCATACGCTTATTCCTGACGTGTCAGGTAATCTAACTGCTCATGCATATCCTCGGCAGTGGCATGCTCCCACGTATGAGGAGATGATCACCACTGGAAGACCGATTGGCCCTACCGACACAACCGTTTATAGCATTATTACTCCAACCAGTGATGCAAACTTTAGTAAAATAATGCCATGGATAGCCGACAATAGCCAGCTATCAGACAGCCACATTTATCTAGGGTCTAAAGACCCAATCTTTGGTATGGTGTCCCAGCAAAAAATTAAAAATGTAGCAAAATCATTTATGCCAGATGAGAGGGTTGCTGACTGGGATTCCACTGCTAAAGTTTTTACAGACCTAAAGCGATGGCAACAGCGAGAATATCTTAGCGGATATATTGACTATTTCTTTGATATGGTTGATAACCAAAAACAAACAGCTCAAGAAAAGGGATGGATGGTAGTTGACAGCGAAGACATGTTTAATGATACTAACGCCACATGTCGGAGAATTTTCAAATACCTTGATGCAAACGTCATTGATGAACTAGCATTTGAAATGATATGCAAACGTTGGCAAACAAATCAACAGCAGGTGCACAGTGGGTATATGCAAATAACTAATTATATCAAAGCAATCGAAAATGATGATCTTGATGCAGATTTGCCGTTGCAAAGTTTACTATACGAGTCTATAATACAACGATACCTACGAGTAGAAAAAAACATTTTATTAAAGTGTTTTGATTTAAATGCATTTCCGCGGTCGGTAAAGGAACTAAAAGAATATTATGAGTAAAGATTATACTGTTGATTTGCAGAAGCTATTTCTGGAGATGATGCTAGCAGATGCGGGAAGTTTTGTGCGTGTGCAAAACATCTATAACCCCGATAACTTTGATCGCAGTCTTAAAGAGGCGGCAAAGTTTATACAAGAGCATTCAAACAAATATAAAACATTACCAACGTTTGACCAAGTAAATGCAACATCGAGTACTTCTCTAAAAACTCATACTGATCTTAATGCGGAACATTACGATTGGTTCATGCAAGAGTTTGAATCATTTACTCGAAAAGCAGAGCTAGAACGTGCAATTCTTAAAGCCGCAGACCTATTAGAGAAAGGCGACTTTGACCCAGTTGAAAAACTAATTAAAGATGCAGTACAAATTTCTCTAACAAAAGATATGGGTACTGATTACTTTGCTAACCCGGGCGAGCGTATTAACAAGTACTTTAACAGTGGTGGACAAGTTAGCACTGGATGGCCTCAAATTGACAAGTTACTATACGGCGGGTTTAGTCGCGGCGAACTTAATATTTTTGCCGGCGGCTCGGGATCTGGCAAGTCATTGGTTATGATGAACATTGCGTTAAACTGGATCCAACAAGGGTTGTCTGGCGTATACATTACACTTGAGCTTAACGAAGAATTAGTTAGTTTGCGCACTGACGCTATGCTTACTAGCCAGGGTACTAAAGCAATTCGTAAAGATATTGAAAACACTGAGCTTAAAATTCGTATGGTAGGTAAAAAGTCTGGTAGCTATCAAGTTAAAGCATTGCCTGCACAAAGCAATATCAATGACATCCGAGCGTTCTTAAAAGAATACCAGGTTCAAACTGGCCACAAGGTTGACTTTATGATGGTTGACTATTTAGACTTGTTGATGCCTGTTAGTGCTAAAGTTAGTCCTAACGATTTGTTTGTTAAGGACAAGTATGTCTCGGAAGAATTACGCAACTTGGCAAAGGAATTGAATGTATTATTTGTAACAGCATCGCAGTTAAACCGGTCAGCTGTTGAAGAAGTCGAATTTGATCATAGTCACATTTCAGGCGGTATCAGTAAAATTAACACAGCAGACAACGTGTTTGGTATCTTTACAAGCAGAGCAATGCGCGAACATGGACGCTATCAAATTCAGTGTATGAAAAGTCGTAGTTCAACTGGCGTCGGTACAAAAGTTGATCTCGAATACAACGTCGACACTATGCGTATTACAGATCCAGGTGAAAGCCAAGAGCAACGTGGCCCAGTGGGTAACGACATTCTAAGTAAGATTAAAACTAGTAGTGCTACTGTTAGTGCAGGAGCCGATGTACCTAAGGTTAGCGCCCAAGTAGACGGCAGCAAACTTAAAAGTATGTTAGCTGGTTTAAAGAAGGCAGATTAATGTTTAGTGTCCATCAACCCTGGGATCCGTTAAGAGAGTGCATTGTTGGCAGATCGTATAGCCCTGAGTTTTATAAGTTCATTACTAACGAACGGGTACGTACTGTTATGGAACGTATTGCAAGAGAGACCGAAGAAGACTTTCAGAAATTAATTGCATTGCTTAATCAGTTTAATGTAAAAGTGCATAGACCGGTAGTCTCGGATGAGTACACGGATTATATAGTAGATGGAAAAATTGCAACACCGCCAATGACACCGTGCGACTTTTCTGTTATGATAGGGGACCAATTTTATCATAGCTGGACATCAGAAGTAACAGTATACAACAGAATTCGTGCAGAGCATTGGCCTGTTGTTTCAACTATCTCGGACCTGGCTGATCTGCCAGATCCAATTAAACAAGAGCTTGCCCGTTCAGTTGATAGCCAATTAATTCCGCACCGAGCATACCAGCATATCACTGACTATATTGCAAGCAACGGCAATACTGTAATTGAAAATACCGAACTTACGTTAAATCGAGCACAGTGTGCCAGGATAGGTAAAGATTTATTCTTTGGAACAGTTGATCGATCAACCGCAGTTGATCGGGATCAAGAAACACAGCAGACCATACGCCTGTTTCCGGACTACCGAACACATATCATTGACACGATTGGGCATAGCGACGGAATCTATTGCCCTGTAGCACCGGGACTTATTGTTAGCCTATTAGGCCCAATTACTTACGAAAAGACTTATCCCGGTTGGGAAGTTATTTCGTTGCCGGGGCAAAGCTGGAATAGAATTAAGCCGTTCATGGACTTAAAGCAAAAGAATAACGGCAAATGGTGGGTCCCAGGCGAAGAACTAAACGACGACTTTACTAATTTCGTTGAAGGATGGTTAGGGCACTGGGTTGGCTATGTAGAAGAAACCGTGTTCGATGTTAATATGTTGGTTATCGACAAACATAATGTTGTATGTAATAACTATAACAAAGCAGTATTTGACGCATTTGATGCTCGTGGCATAACTGCACACGTTATCAACTTTAGACATCGTTATTTTTGGGACGGTGGTTGGCACTGTGTTACTAGCGACTTAGATCGCACCGGCAGTCAACAAGATTACTTTCCCGGGAGGAAATAATATGGACATCTATCACATCTGGGCAGACAAAGAAGGCGACATAAGTGACGTGGACTGGGTTAACAACATGAAAGGTTTCCTAGACCAGTTACAAGCAGAGGGGAAGATGGTACGATATCGCATTACCAGATGCAAAATGGGTTTTCGCAGTATTCAGGATTTACCCGAATGGCATATAATGATGGAGTTCACTGGGATGTCTCAAATGGACGAAGCATTTAAGCGAGTAGCCCCGCTTGAAGGCGATCTAGAAGCAAAGCATAAAAGTTTTAATCAGTTTGTGTCGGGCAATATTCAACATGCTCTATACAGAGACTGGGGCACTAATGACTGAACATATTAAGCAATGATTAATTATAAAGATATTAAAGAAGTACACTTAGAAGTTAGCACACTATGTAACGCATCGTGTCCGCAATGCCCAAGGAACTTCAATGGCTATCCGCACAATGATGGGTACCCTGAAACATACATGACATTAGAGCAAGCCAAAACAATATTCAAACCTGCATTCCTACAGCAGTTGCGTGAGATTGTTATAAATGGTAACTTTGGCGACATCGTTATGAATCCTGACGGTCCGGACATTGTTGAGTATTTTAGAGAACAAAACGCCGATTTGCGAATTGTAGTTAGTACTAACGGTGGAGCGAGACCTGCTGAATTTTGGCAACGATTAGCAAAATCTGGCGCAATAGTATTGTTTTGCATCGACGGCATTGAAGAGACTCATAGTATCTATAGGCAAAACACACTATGGCGCACAGTAATTAAAAATTCGCAATTCTTCATTGGCGCTGGCGGGCATGCAGTTTGGAAAACAATTAAGTTCAAACACAACGAACATCAAATTGAAGAAATGCGTCAATTGTGCAGAGATTTAGGATTTAAAAGTTTTTCAATGATTGAGCATGGTAGGGATACTGGCCCAGTGTTTAATCAACAAAAGGAACTAACACACGTACTTGGAGATTACACTGGACCAACTGACTGGCAAACGGTATTCATTGACCAACGTAGTGAAGAACGTACAGTAGAAAATACTGCCGCAAGACTAGATCCTGAAAATAACGAAATCGAACTAACTTGCGACACAGTAGAAAATAAACGAATCTATATTTCAGCAACCGGCGATGTTAGTCCGTGCTGTTATACTGGATTCTACCCTGCTACATTTGGCAAAGGTAGTTACATGCAGGCTCTAAACTCGCAACTTACACCGTTGATTAACAGCAACAATGCATTAGAAAACGAGATCGAAACTTGCATTAACTGGTTTAAAGCGGTAGAAGACAGCTGGAAGCAGTCAACCTATAAAGAAGGACGACTGTTAGTATGCGACGAGATTTGCGGAAAATGTAAATCGAACTAAAGATAATAAATACACATTGTAACACTTAAAGAGGCTTACCTTGCAAAAAAAGACACGTAGCATTTTAGACGAACTGTCGGATATTACTATCTCCAGCAAAACTCGCGACCACGGCTATGTAGTCGAGAGCCGCGCAGTGCATGTTATCCAAGGCGCTATTAACTTAATTAATCACATTAGAGAATGTTACGATGAAAACACCGCGTTAGACTTAGAGCGTCGACTATTAAACAGTATTAAAGCTCAAGACATGTCGAAGTTTTCTCGGGGCATTAGGAGAGCAGGAAATGAAAACAACTGAAATTATCATTAACGAAGGTCCGATTAAGGACTTTGCACGTGGCGCCGCTGGAGCAGTAAAAGCTGGGCTAAAAGGTCAGAACATGAAAGCTGGCGCAGAGCAAGGTCGTGCAAGCGGCGAAGCTAACGATCAAATTAACGACTTAACAAACGATGTGTATACACGTTGGAACAAAAAAGCCGCTGCCAATCCAAATAATAATAATGATAAAACTCTGCATCAGTTTATATTGCAGTATAGAAAGCATGCGCCCGAGACTGATTTCCCTGCCCCTACACCCGGAACATCGCAAAACACAGGTAAAACTAAGCAGTACATAAGAGATTTAGTTGCTGCCGAACTGTCAGCGAACGAGTTTGGTGCTAAAAGCGATCAAGTACCAGCCAAGCCAGCACAAGACAACACCGCGGCAGTAGAAAAAGAAAAACTAACACCCGGCGAACAAGGTACTAAACAAGTAACCACACAAGACCCAACGCAACTACCAGTTGGAACACAGTTTACAATTGGAGTTAGCGGTGGCGGCGACGAAACTTACAAGTGGGCAGGACAACAGTGGCTTAAATTAGCCCAAGACGGAAAATGGCAAGGTGGCCAAATTAAAAATGCTAACGCATGGACACTGTACTTGGCTGCAATAAAAGCAGGAACAGCATTAGCACCAGTTAGTGCTCAACCAGATCCAAAGTTAGCACAACCTGCAAACCCAGGCGCAGAGCCAGCTAATACTACTCCGTCACAAGAATTTACACAAGTGAGCAGTTGGATTAGTAAACAAGATAAAACTACTGCTAAGGCAGTGCTAGCACTATTGAAGGTATAATCATGAAAGTTACACAATTTACTGTAATCGAAAACGCTAAGTTAGTAGAATCGCATCTACGCAAGACTAATGCACTAGTTGAGAGCGTAACATATGGTTATACAGCAGAACAAAAACACATTGTTGAATCTATTGTAAACGAGTTTAAGCCGCTAATCGAATACACACTTACCCCGGACCAAATTCAACAAATTTTTGGTACGGTTGAAAAGAACGCAGTTGCCAGTGGTAACAACAGAACAGCATTAGGCAAGTCAGTTGACGTTGCCAAACTCCCTGTACAAGCAGTACAGTCAGTGAACAAACTAATTGATCAGTTTGGTGGATGGTTGCAAACTGATACACCAGTTAAAGACTTTGATCAAAAGTTTGAAAACTTAAAAGACTCTATTAATAAGAAATTCCCTGACAGCAAAATACTAGATGCTATCAGTAACATGGGAGCCTGGGCTGAAAAGAATCCTGGTAAGACAGCCGCGATCGTTGGTGTGTTGACTGCTATCGCATCGATGGCTGCAGGACCAGTGGGTGGTGCTGTTGCTGGTCAGGTACTACGTGGTACAGTTGGCTTAATGAAAGGCGAAAAACTTTCTACTGCCATTGGCAAAGGTATCAAGACTGCGGCATTTGGTTTCATTACAGGTAAAGCATTTGAACTGCTTGGCGATTATTTTGCTGATGTTCGTGCCAACATTGTTGATCAAAACAACTTCAGCAGAGTAACATTTGATGTTAGTAAGACTAGTCAAATCGGTGGTGGCAACAACTATATACGCTGGACCGATCAACTTAAAGATGTAAATTTAAAACTGTTGCCAGATGATGCAGAGACTGTTAAATTCCTAGTTGACAAAATTGGTGAGAACGGTCCTGGGGCAAGTGAAGCATTTAACAAACTTTCGAGACTTGCTAAAGAATTTACAAGTGAAGACTACAAAGGCATGCTGAAAGATATTGGCGAAATGGCAAGAGAAAACGACAGCCTATTTAATTGGATTGTCAACGGTCGCGAAGTTATGCAATCAGTAAGTCAAGGTGCTATTGCTGCCGCTAGTACTGCGGACAGTGGCAAGAAAGCACCTGCTGAAAGCCTGGAAGTGCGCTTACGCAATGCTTTATCGGAAGAAAAAGCTCGTGGGGTAGCGGAAGCAACAGAATACGGCATTCCAGATTCTACACCAGGACAGTTGCCAGGTGGTGCAAAAATGACGTTTGGTGAGTTCAAGAAAATGTGGCCCGGTGTTATACTAAAACGACCAAGCGGTGGCTCATTGGCTGGTTCAGTTGTTGCTGATGTTGAGGGATGGATGAACAATCCTAAATCTGTTTGGGAACCTTTACAAGGTGTGGCGGAAGTGGCTCCAGGCGCACTAAGAGCAGTAGGTGGACTTGCCACTGCCGCACTAACAGGCATTGGTGGCGCATTAATTGGACAAATGTTTGCTCCTTTCTTAGGCGCAACCGCTGGTGGTATTGCAGGTGCAATAGGCGGATACAAAGCAGGTGCTGGAGCAACCGATGCACTATGGGATAAAGTTGTTGACCTGTTTGGCAGTAAAGAAAATGCTGAACAAGCCGCAATGGTGCATGCACAGGCCGCGGCAGCAGGAGAAAAATCTTTTGAGTTCGGCGGTAAAAAATATCCAGTAACACTAAAACCACAAGATGCACAAAAATTAAATTTAGAAGGTGTGGCGGAAGGCTCGTTAGACGATATTGAAGATACACGACAATTTAGAAATGCCATTGCGTTAGCAAAGTCTCAAAAGACGATCCGCCAGGCCAAACACGGAAAAAATACCAAGTTTTATTCTGATGGCACGCCAGTAACACCAAAAGAGACTGCTCGTAGAGCCGCTGAAAGAAAAGCCAGAAAACAAGGTGCGGCGGAAGGCTCCTTAAATGAATTTGCACCCGGTGGCAATTCTGCTTCAAGCTATTACGCTGTTACCGCAAACTTTGTCAATGATTTTAATGAGCAAAAAGAAGAAGAATTACAAGATCGAATCGATAGTGGATTTAGCAAAGAAGAAATAGCAGACATGAAGCAAGGATTTGCTTCGGACATGGTATATTTTGAGCAAGTGCGTGATGGGTTCTTAAAAGGAATGAAGCCGGGGTTTGAGGCATATCAGCAAGGCGACACACAGATGAAAGACCAGTTAGGTGAGTACTGGTTGGAAAATGATTTGCCACTTAACCAAGACTGGGAAAAGATATACGGTGAACCCTGGGGCGATGATACCGGGTTTAACGAAGGCATGTTTGGTATAATGTTTAGTATTGATAGCAAGACCAAAGGCGCTATTCAGAATGTTGTTGCAAAACTAAGCGACATTCCTGGTATGTGGGATCATGCTGCGCAGACATTTACTGATGCTGGTATGGACAAACTAAAGACTGTGTTAAAGAACAATCCTAAACACATCAAGTATGCTGTAAACTTAACAGCAGACGACTTTGAAGCAGAAAGCGAAGAAGCAGGTGACAATACGTTAAACGAAATAAGTTTAGCAGACATTGCATCTGGTGCAAAAGACTTGCTAGGAAAAGCAGTAGATACTGCAAAGCAAGCAGGCACAAATGCTACTAATAAAATAACATCCGACAAGTTGTTAAAGGCATGGACTAAAGCTGGCAACCCCACAGATAGCGAAGCTATTGCTAAAATGCTCCAAGATGCTGGGATTGAGTTAACCGATGCACAGCAAGCGTTTGCAGATACTGGGTTAGATAGACCAACAGGACAAGACTCAGCTGAGCTAGTTAACAACGACGAAGTTAACCAGTATGCAGATATTATTTCTAAATTATCCCCAGCAGAAAAACAACAAGTAATCGAATTACTAAAGAAGGCAGCCGCATGAAAAAGATAATCGCCGAAGGCGGGCATGTATTTAAAGACCAAACTGGTGCAGAACTAACGCAGAGAATCAACCGTGCTGATGTTGAACCAACTGTAAAATGGCTTGAGCAGTTAACTGGACTAAGTCTATTAGACAATATGCTCGGAACAACTGGCCGTAAAGAAACATCCGGCGACTTAGACTTAGCAGTTGATGCGAGCAAAATTGAAAAAGACACCTTAGTCCAAGTGCTATTAAAGAAGGGTGTTGCTAAAACAGATATTCGCAAAAGTGGCGACAACGTACACTACAAAGCTCCGATTGCAGGCAATCCGCAAAATGGATTTGTACAAACAGATTTTATGTTTGGCGAACCATCGTGGCAACACTTTAGTATGCAAGGCGGCAACGAAGGCAGTGACTACAAAGGTATGCATAGACACCTGCTACTTGCTAGTATTGCTAAAGCATTAGGCTACAAGTGGAGTTACAAAAACGGGTTAGTCAATAGGGACGATAACACCCCGCTAGAAGGTGGTAAGACACCAGCTGGTGTTAGTAAAATATTAGGCATCCCAGCAAATAAGTTAAACAACGTTGAAGACATTATTGATTCTATCAAAGGACGTGCTGATTACCAGCAGTTAGTAGCTGATGCCCGTGAAGGTTTTGCAAGAGACAATTTAAAACTGCCCGAGAGTGCCGGTGATCATGCTCCAATTGGTACAGCCGCGTGGTACAGGAATTTTTTATAATATGATCTTATTAGAATTTATTAACACACTAATTACTGAAGAAGGACCTCGGATTCCTCACCCCGAAGATGCAATCTTCACAGGTTCGCCGGATGCGGCACGGTATTTCCGAGCACTACAGGAGGTAATTGACAATCCTGGTAGCGTTAGTATTAAATGGGATGGAGGAATCGCACTATTCTTTGGAAACAAAGACGGTAAGTTTGTTATGACTGACAAGTACATGCCTAACAAAGGAGTGTATCCTGCTAGCCCAGCAGAATGGAAGCAATACGACGAAGCACGTGGTGCTGACCGAGGTAACTTATACGATCAAATAGCAACAATTTGGGACGGCTTAAAAGCAGCCGTGGGCTCTTCTGAGGGATTGTTTAAAGGCGACTTAATGTGGGTAGGCCAGTTACAGCCAGTTAAAGGACAGTACATATTTAAGCCCACTACAGTTGAGTACCGAGTCCCGGCTAGTAGCGAGCTTGGAAAACGTATTGCAGGTAAAGTTGCAGGTATTGCAGTCCATAGCTTCAATAATGCAGCATGGGACGGAAAAACAGGCCTGGCAAACAGCGGCAACGTATTGATACTAACCCCAACTGGGGGGATTAACTTCACTTTAAAAAACCCAGTTCGACTAGTGTCTGCGGCCAGTCAAGACTTATCAAAATTTGGTAAACGTGCTGACGAATTTCTAAGCGGCATGGATAAAGTAGCAGTTGCTGCATTGCAAAAGTTCATGAATAAACAAATCACTGGGCAAACCAGTGATACGTTTGCTAAGTGGCTTGAAACTAATGTCAGTGGAAAACAATTACAGAAGCTAACCGGAGAAAACGGATACTTAATTGCAAACAAAGACGGACTTGACGCAGTATATGCTATCTGGAATAGCATTTACAAACTTAAAGAAAACATTGCTCAGCAACTTGAACAGCAAGTCAAAGGGTTCGAGCAATGGACAGGCGGTAAGCAAGAAGGTGAAGGATTTGTATTTAACAGCAGTGTAGGACTAGTTAAAGTAGTAAATCGTGCCGGTTTTGGTGCCGCTCACTTCGGGAAATAACAAGGTTTTTTATTCGCAATCATAAATAAACATGTAGGGCAGTATATTAAGCCCGCATATTCAAGGAGAATTTAAATGGCTGAAGTAACAAGAGTAAATGGCGCCGTAACACCAGTTAACGGTATTGGTTCCGCAACACAAATCGTGTCAATGACTAAAGCAACAATCACTCAAGCAGAGATTGATGCCGCAGCAGCAGCAGTGCAAGTAGAAAACAACGTAATCGTAGGTGTCTCTGGCGCCGCAGGTGCTGGCGTAGTATACTTTGCAGTGCAAGGCGCAGGCGTAACAGCCGGTTCTAGCTACGGTGCCGCAGGCGTAACAGCCGCGGTTGTTTGCACATTCTAATTTAATTAGATTATCCTAACTACCTTAGGACCCTCTCGTTTACGGGAACTAACCCACATAGTTTATATTATGTGGGTTTTTTATTGGCTATAAGTAGTAGTATGGGAAGAGACTTTAAGCTGTACACACTAATTGATATAACAGAAACTAACGTGCTAAATCGGGCTGAGGGTTTCTTACGAGACCAACAACGCAACTATCAAACAACGATACAAACATTAAGTTTGCGTACACAGCCGTTAATAACTAAACAACATAGTACACATGAAAATGTAAACCAATACGAGTTCGGCAGTGCATACAAAGGCAAGCATCGTATCTGGTCTATTACATTCTCAGTTGATTACGACAGTATATTTTTGACAGACGATGGCAATGACACAGGGTTGCTAGTAACCGACTTTACACAAGTTCCTGTAATCGTCGACCTGAACGAAACTGTGACCCTTATGCTTCCGTGCTTCTTTACAACTGGCACAAACAAAAACATATATTTTAATAACGTGTAGTACTCGGTAAATACACTTGTTAGATGCAGTAACCTGATTATTGCATCGATCCAGGCAATATTTGGCACATTCTAAGGCTTAAGTACAGCAGATCTACTATTTGATACCAGTGGATCTATATTGTTATCTAACACTTATAAACAGGAGAATGTGTTAACCATGTCAACCGCGATCGAAAAGCAAAGTTTAGAAGCACACGTTGAGATTTGCTCTGAACGCTATGAAGCATTAGAATATAAGCTCGACAATATGGAGCGTCGAGTTGAAAAAATCGAAACCGGGATTGGCGAAATTAAAAGTGCAATATCTGCTTCTGCCCTTGTAAGCAGTGATAGACTTATAAAAATAGGTACCAGCTTATTCGCAGTTCTAATGACTGCATGTATTGGATTAATAGTACATCTCGTACTAAAATAATGAAAATAGTAGAATTAATCAACCACATAGCTATTACGTTAAATAACGAAGAAGCTGATGTATTAGCACGGTTCGAGAGTGCAACGGCAATGTATAAAAAAGACCTCACTGAGCGAGAAGTTACAATTGCAAATCAATTAGTTAATAAGGACGTTCTACTACGACGGAAAAACAATGGCAAAACCCAATACACGAAAAAAATCCACAGCACATAATAGAGCAAGAAAGCAAGTTGCCGGGCAGTTACTAACTGACTTAGTTGCAAGAAAAGTAGCGAGCTGGCAACAGGCTGAAGCTACACGATTGCTGTCAGGTAAATCCGCATCTACAAATACTTATATAATTGAGACTAAACGCGGCTATCGAGTGGGCTTAATCTCAGTAACTGAGTCAGGCGATGATTGGCAAGTTACAAATATTTCCAATATCGATGATGGCTATTTTTATAACAAATCTAGGGCATTGCTATATGCAATTTTGATGCATAGTGGTAGAAAAGCCATGGCTAAACAAGTTCGAGACGCTGACAGAAAAATTGTTAAATACACTACAGATATAGAATTCTACAGGCATTCTATTAAAAGTGCCAGTAAGAAAAAGGATTATGCCCGTGCAGAGAGTATTTGGTATAGGCTAGACGACTCAGTGTACAGGTTAAAAGAAGCTAGAGAACAATTAGAGAAAACTGTCTTCTCTGCTAAATATATAAAACTTTGGGACGAACAAGTATGAAGATTTCAGACATGGCCCTTACAGCCAATAGTAAAAAACTTAATAAAGTAGTTGAAAGCCGTTTTGGTGGATCATTTAACTACAAAGGATTAACAGTAGAGAAAGCATCTAAGTTAGTCGAAGCAATGGATGCAGGCATCATTAGTGTACGCAAGAGTCACGCTATTCATCACGCTGAGAAAAACGCCAAGTACATGGAAGTGTTAATGGTCCGCGAAGGATTGGTTAAATGGCTTGCCGAACACGGTGTTGCACAACCAGGTACGTCTGTTGCTAAAAAAGCAAAGATTGTTGAAAGCGAAACTGCTAAGAGCGAAGCTATTTTAGCTACTCGTGATATCGTTGATACAATTCAAGATATGATGGAAAAAATTGGTCGTATGCAAAACGAGCAGATGCCAGCACTACTTGATGCATTGCGTGACCAAATTGGTGCAGAACAAGCAGATACTTTTAGAGCATCAGTTGACCCAATTCTCAACGGACTAGAAGAGCAGTTGCGCACCGGACGCGAGACAATTGACTCTGCTGCCCGTACTTTAGCAGGTGAGCAGATTTCAGCACCAATGGATATGCCAACAGACGACACAGCCGCTCCTGAAGAAGCACCAATGGACGATTTAGATATGGATGCAGAAGCAGATGCAGACGAGTTTGCGGCAACAGATGCTGCCACTGGTGGTACCGACGATGCTGGCCGTGAAGAAAGAGCATAATATATGCGTTTAAACGAGTTTAATACTAAGGCGTTTGATGCAGACATTGTCGAGGATGATGCAGAAGATCGCGGAGATGCTGAGCTAGTTACAGTATTGGAATTTCTGCGTCGCCGTAGTAAAGATAAACATCTAATTCCCAAAGTTAGAGTTGATAGCTTAATCGGGATGGTAAAGAATACCGGAACCGACTCGTTTAATCTAGACAGTTTAGTATCAGCGTTTAAAACAAACGAAACAGTAAAAGGCTTCATTAAAGACATCAAGGACGACGAGCATGGCGTTAAGTATGTATTCTTAAAAACATTTAATGATGAGAACCTTGACGATGAGCCTGCTGTTGCATATGGCACTAAAAAAGACAATCCAGACAAAGTAGTCAGTCAAATGGCGAAACGAGCTTCTAAGGCATAATACATAGAATATAAGACCGCAGGCAATCCCGCAGGCGATTTTATGGGGCACCATCCCCGTAGCCGATAAAACCGGCATTGGACTTCTAACAGGAGAAAACAAATGGGAAGACCGTTAAACAAAAAGTTCTTCGGAACACCGACAGCAAGCGGAAATGAAATTAAAGTACAATTCCACACTGGCGCAGCCAGCAAAAACGGTTGGATCGTTAAGCAATTAGGTTCTAAAAAGTTCCGTTGTACAGATGGTTCAGCAGTTGCAGATTGCTTCTTAGTTGATAAAGCATCGAACGCTTTAGTAGCAGGCGAAATGACAATCACAGTTAAGGATGATGGCGGCACAGCACGTCAAGTTCTTAAGATTGCAGGTAAGCGTGTAACACTAGACACTGGTGCATCAATTCCATGGAACTTTAGCACATCTAGTGTAGACGCTAAAGTACAAATGGAAGAGGCAGGCGACGATACAGTTATGAATAACACCTCAACTGACGAAGACGACTTCGAAGGTGATGATCCAGCACCATAATCTAATTTTAGGATTAGATGGATTTCAAAGAAAGGCTGGCAACAGCCTTTCTTTTTCCTTGACAAATTCATAATAAGGTAGTATTATATAAACTATGCTAATATTAACGCCAACTGCCGTTGAAAAAATAAACAAGCTAATAACCAAACGCCCGCAGACTGTGGGCATCAGAGTCGGGGTTAAAACCACTGGCTGCTCTGGATTAGCATACACTCTTGAATATGTTGATAACGTTGATATAGCATCAGCAACGCATTACGATTGCGATACTATTCCAGTGTTTATTAACAAAGAACACATTGTGTACTTTCACGGTGTAACATTAGATTGGCAGCGCACAGGACTCAATGAAGGGTTCGAATTTATTAATCCCAATGAACGTGATCGATGTGGTTGCGGGGAAAGTTTTAGAGTATAACATATTATGATTACAATTACAGATTCCGCAAAAGAGCGCATTAACGGCCTACTAGCCGAAACAGGCAACCCAGCATTAAAACTCAGAGTATTTGTACAAGGCGGGGGATGTAGTGGATTTAGTTACGGCTTTACATTTGACGAAGAAATAAACGAAGACGACTTCGAAACCCAGCTAGAAGATTTTACTGTACTAGTTGACGTAATGAGTATGCAGTACTTAAATGGCGCAACTGTTAACTTTAAAGAAGATATTAGAGGTAGTAGTTTCGTAATTGATAACCCACATGCAACATCTACTTGCGGCTGCGGAAGCAGTTTTAGCATTTAATCTAGGAGCCAGTAATTGATTACTAACAAATTTGAGTACAAGCCAATGAGCCGCGAGTCTGTTAACGGACGCAGGTTATATGCCACTCCTAGCGGCAGGTTACCAAGTGTCACTACAATTCTCGACAAGACTAAAACTGAAGAGTCTAAGGCAGCACTAGAAAATTGGCGTAAGAATGTAGGTCATTCTAGAGCACAGCAAATAACAACCGAAGCGGCCAATCGCGGAACACGCATGCATTCGTATTTGGAAAATTATGTAATTGATGGAGCAATTAAAGAGCGTGGATCTAATCCATTTTCGTGGGCTAGTCATGCAATGGCAGAAGTGGTTATTAAAGAAGGACTAGTTAACGTAGACGAGTATTGGGGTGTTGAAGTCCCGTTGTATTTTCCAGAAGTCTATGCAGGCACAACCGACCTAGTTGGGGTACATAAAGGCGTACCTGCGATCCTCGACTTTAAGCAATCAAATAAGCCTAAAAAAGACGAATGGATTACTGATTATAAGTTGCAGTTAGCGGCATACGCACTAGCACACAACGAAATTCACGGCACTGATATTAATAAAGGTGTAATTTTAGTATGTGTTAAACCCAAAACAGATACTAGCACACAAGAGATGATCGAACCTCCGCAATATCAGGAGTTTATTGTAGAGGGCGCTGAGTTTGAGCATTGGAAAAACCAATGGTGGAAGCGGTGCGAAGAATATTACACTAAATTAGCATTGGGCGAAATTTAAATGGAGGTAAATAGTTTATAAGAACTATTTTATCGAGGACCCGAGATGGCTGTAATTCAGATTTCACGTATTCAAGTTCGTCGTGGCTTACATGACAACTTACCGCAACTAGCTAGTGCCGAGCTTGGGTGGAGTATTGACCAGCGTAGATTATTCATTGGCAACGGAACAACTACCGAGGGCGCCCCTACTGTAGGAAAGACCGAATTGTTAACTGAGCATAGCGACATTCTAGCTCTAATTAACATTTTTAGTTTTAAAGGCGAACCATCAGGGAGTGTTGCATCTACCGGTCCTAGCAATACAGTATTCACTCGCAGTCTCCAAGAGAAACTTGACGATTTTGTTAACGTTAGGGACTTTGGCGCAAAAGGTGATGGTCAAACTGACGATACCTTAGCTATCCGCAGAGCATTAAATAACACCTACTCTTATTCGAGCACTATTAGCGGTGTAACTACTAGACGTACAGTTTACTTTCCAGCCGGCAAGTATGTAGTTAACGACAGCATCGCAGTCCCACCGTTTATTAAGATAATAGGCGACGGTAAGAATAGCACATTATTCTTTGCCAATGGTACAGCCTTCGGCGACACGTTGGATTATGTGTTTACACTAGCTGATAACAATGGTAATACAGGTAGTAACTTCGGATCTGCTGTTGGACTAATTGCTACCCAAGGCAAAGACTACTTCTTTGAAGATATAGGTATACATAACGGGGCTATTACCGTTAATCCTTGCTTTAACATTGCCGGTGGCGACAATATTACATTCTCGCGTGTTAAGTTTGAAGGTCCAAGCGCAAGTGTAGTAGACCCAGGAACAACCCACTCAGCAGTATATGTTGAAAATCATACATTAACAGCTGGGTACACTGCAAAAAATATTAAGTTTGTAGACTGTGCATTTATTAATCACGGGTATGGAATAGAAACAAAAAATGCAGTTTCGGGTCTAGTGTTGGAAGGCTGCGCATTTGATAATCTGTATACTACCAAGGTACTTAGTGATGCAACTACTGATTATACTATCACTAATTCCACTAGCACTAATATCATTGATACTACAATAGATACTAACTTCGTTGATAGTCATAGTGGTGCTAATATTGCTAGTGCCAAAACACTAACGTTAACGCAAGGTACTACAGGTACTATTGCTATTGGATCATCTGCGTTAACTAACTTTAGTAATGTTGAAATCGATTTCACTATGACCATTGGTACTAGCAAACGCAAAGGTACATTAAAAGGTGTTGGCACAGGCAGCGCATACTTTTGGGATACTGATTATATTGAAACCAGTGTGCTAAACGTTTCGTTGATTGCAGATCCAGTGACTGGTGATTTGGCATGGGATACCACAAATGCAGCCGACGATACAATTTTGACCTACCGCGTTAGCTATCATAACTAATAGTACGCGATTATATAAACTTGCGGTAATCAACAACAAGGTTCAAATACCACAATGTGGAAACTTCAGTCCGACCAACGACTAGATAAGTGGAAAAAATTTCGAAAAGAGCTCAGTGGGTTGCCACTAACTAACGCACTAGAGCAAACCGCAGACTTTTGGAATTCTTGCCCTTGGGTACCATTTTATTTAGACGCCCGTAAACCAGAAGAATGGCCAGACCCATGGACATTAATTGCCGAAAATTACTATTGCGAGCTTGCAAAATGCTTAGGAATGTTGTATACTATGTATCTAACCGAGCATGTTATTGAGCCTATAATTAGTTGCTACATTGACCAAGAGACTAGAGGGGAACTATATATCTTAGAAATAAATGAGAAATATATTCTTAATATAATCGACGGCGAAGTAGTAAATAGACAAAACATACCAAAAAAATATAAATTAAAATTCATGCTGGATGCAGATCAATTAGGCATTCATCAATACAAATAGACACAATCAAGGAGCATCAATGACCAGTGGCATTCAAGTTACTAAGAGGGACGGAGGGAAAGAACCTCTAGATATCGATAAACTACACAAAGTAGTATTTTGGGCTACCCAGGGGATTAACGGAGTTAGCCCGAGTGAAGTAGAAATTAAAAGTCACATTAGCTTTTACAATGGGATTAGCACCAGTGAAATCCAAGAAACTCTTATTAAGAGCGCTGCCGATTTAATCACTGATGAAACACCAAACTACCAATGGGTAGCCGGACGACTATTGTCGTATCACATTAACAAGCAGGTTTATGGCGGGTTCACACCATGGCCGTTATACGACATTGTAAAACGTAACGTAGAAATTGGTTACTACACACAAGACTTGCTTGACAATTACACTAAAGAAGAATTTGATCGCTTAAACACGGTGTTGAGTCATCGTAAAGATGAAGACTTCACCTATGTTGCTATGGAACAATGGCGCGGCAAGTACTTGGCACAGAACCGAGTAACTGGTGAAATCTTCGAAACTCCGCAAGTTGCATACATGTTGATTGCCGCAACCCTGTTTATGAGTTATCCTAAAGAAACACGACTAAAGTGGGTTATTGATTATTATAATAGCATTAGCAACTTCGATATTAGTCTGCCGACGCCAGTTATGGCAGGAGTACGCACACCACAAAAACAGTTTAGCTCATGTGTGTTAATCGAAGCAGGTGATAGCCTTGACAGTATCAATGCTACTACTAGTTCAATTGTAAAATATGTTAGTCAGAAAGCAGGCATCGGAATCGGCGCAGGTCGCATTCGTGCGTTGGGCTCACCAATTCGTAATGGTGACGCTTACCATACTGGTGTAGTTCCGTTCTTTAAGATGTTCCAGGCAGCAACACGCAGTTGTAGTCAGGGCGGCGTGCGCAACGGTGCAGCCACATTGTACTACCCAGTTTGGCACCTAGAAGTTGAAGACCTCTTAGTATTAAAGAATAACAAAGGTACTGAGGATAACAGAGTACGCCAGATGGATTACGGGGTCCAGTTCAACAAATTAATGTACGAAAGACTAATTCAAGGCGGCAATATTACTCTGTTTTCGCCCCATGACGTTCCAGAAATGTACGAGGCGTTCTATAGTAACCAAGACCGCTTTAAAGAGCTGTACGAAATTGCTGAACGCAGTACAAAATTGCGTAAGAAAACTATTCGTGCCAGCGATCTCTTTGGCGCATTCATGGAAGAGCGTAAGAACACTGGGCGTATCTACTTGCAGAACGTAGACCACGCTAATACACACAGCCCTTTTAAAGAAGAAATTGCTCCTATTAAAATGAGCAACTTGTGTGGCGAGATTGACTTACCGACTGTTCCGCTTGATGATATCAATGACGAAATAGGACGTATTGCATTGTGTACTCTGTCCGCAATTAACTGGGGTAATGTTAAAGACCCAGCGGATTTTGAAAAAATGTGTACACTAGCAGTCCGTGGTCTTGACGCATTACTAAGTTACCAAAATTACCCAATTCGCGCCGCGCAGTTGGCAACAGAGGAATTCCGTCCGCTAGGCGTTGGCATTATTAACTTTGCATACTTTTTGGCTCGCCGCGGCCTAACATATTCGAGTCCAGAATCGCTAGCAATAGTAGACGAGTTTACGGAAGCGTGGAGTTACTATTTACTAAAAGCCAGTGCTGATCTTGCGGTTGAGCAAGGACCTTGCTTACGTTGGAAAGATCTAAAGAGTGCTGACGGACGCTTGCCAATTGACACGTACAAGCGAGATGTTGACGAACTAGTTCCGCATACAGAGCGTATGCCATGGGCAGAACTTCGTGAGCAAATTAAACAGCATGGTCAAAGAAACGCTACTCTAATGGCTATTATGCCTGCAGAGACATCGGCACAGATTTCGAATGCTACAAACGGAATCGAACCCCCACGTGCATTGGTTAGTGTAAAACAAAGTAAGCATGGTGCCTTGCGACAAGTAGTGCCGGGATACTGGAAGTTAAAAAACAAGTACGAGCTACTATGGGATCAAAAGAGCCCAGAAGGATATCTAAAGCTATGCGCAGTTCTTCAAAAGTATATCGACCAGGGCATGAGTGTTAATACATCATATAACCCGCAATACTTCGAAGATGAAAAGATTCCAATGAGTGTAATGCTACAGCATTTGTTGATGTGCTTTAAGTATGGCACAAAACAGTTGTACTACTTTAACACATACGATAGCCAAGGCGAAATTGACGTCAATGCTATGATGACAGCCTCCGGCATGTCAGAGTCTGAACAACTGCAAGAGCTACCGGGCCAAGACGACTGCGATAGTTGCGTAATTTAACAAAGAGAAATATAATGTCAGTTTTTAACACTAAAAAAGTCGATCACACTAAGTCCCTTGCTTTCCTAGACAAGTCTGGAGGCAATGGTATACAGCGTTACGATCACCTAAAATATCATCAATTTGAAAAGCTAACCGATAAACAACTTGGCTTCTTTTGGAGACCCGAAGAAGTTGATATTTTGCGTGACTCAAGCGACTTTAAGGAGTTAACTGACCACGAAAAGCATATTTTTACAAGTAACCTAAAACGCCAAATCCTATTAGACTCGGTGCAAGGTCGTAGCCCAAACTTGGCATTATTGCCTATTGCTACAATACCGGAACTAGAAACGTTCATTGAGACGTGGGCGTTTAATGAAACTATTCACAGTCGTAGTTATACCCATATTATACGTAACATCTATCCTAACCCAAGCGAAGTGTTCGACTCAATGATGGACAGTAAAGAGATCGTAGCGTGCTCGACCGATATTAGTAAGTATTACGATGATCTAATCGAGCAGTCTGGCTATTATAAAATGCTAGGTGAAGGCACTCATCAAATTAAAAGTGTTGTTCGCGGTAAGGAAACAGTTAAGGAAGTTAATGTAAATCTTTACGAGTTAAAGAAGAAATTGTGGCTTGCAATTACAAGTATTAACGCTCTTGAAGGTCTACGCTTTTATGTGTCGTTTGCATGTAGTTGGGCATTTGCTGAACTTAAGAAAATGGAAGGTAACGCCAAGATTATCAAATTGATTTGCCGAGACGAAAATATCCATCTTGGTGCTACACAAACTTTGTTAAAGTTATTGCCACAGGACGATAAAGACTACGCTAAAATTAGAGAAGAGCTACGCGAAGAATGCTCGGCAATTTACATCGAAGCGGCACGCCAAGAGAAAGAATGGGCAGAGTATTTGTTTAAAGATGGATCAATGATTGGGCTTAATACTCAGTTACTGAATCAGTACGTCGATTGGTTGTTGTGCAAGCGCATGACGGCAGTTGGTCTTGAGTGCGGTCTTAAACCCGGATCAAATCCATTGCCATGGACACAGAAGTGGATTGCTGGCGCTGAAGTACAAGTTGCCCCGCAAGAAACTGAAATTAGTTCGTATGTGATTGGCGGCACCAAACAAGATGTTAAAGAAGATACTTTTAAAGGGTTTAGTTTATAACTAAGTAATGCATGTAAAGGAAACATTATTATGCTAACAATATATTCAAAACCACAATGTTCATTCTGCGATCAAGCAAAAGCATACTTGCAACAGCAAGCAGTTGAGTTTACCGCAATCGACGTTACTCAGGATGCAGAGGCGATGTCTTTTATTAAATCCGAAGGACATCGTACAGTGCCGCAAATTTACAAAGATGGTACACTATTTGTGCATGGCGGCTTTCATGGATTAATTCAACTTGGTCGTAACGGCCTAATGGAAAAGCTAGGAAACTAATCAAACATGTTATTAACAAAAACTAATATCAATAATGGTGATATTTGCTCTTTCAAACTTGTAAATGGTGACGAAATTGTTGCCACGGTTAAATCGTACGAAGGTGATACTTACCTAGTAGACAGACCCTATGCCGCAATGGTTACACAACAGGGTTTGGCTTTAGTACCGTTGTTATTAACTGGTACTGAAACTGCTCAAGTAAATTTAGATTCACGCCATATTATGATGGTATTTGCAACCGGTAAAGAAATTGCAGATCACTATGTTCAGCAAACCACTGGCATCACTTTAGCAAAAGCATGACAGCAGTTCACAGACATGGCGACTCTCGTACCTGTGGTGCAACCACAGTGGTAAGCGGACAAGGGACGGTGTTTGTGGACGGACAGCTAGCAAGTGTTGATGGCGATCCAAACAGCCATGGTGGCGGCGCATTAGTTGCTAGTACTAATCAAGTTTTTATTAATGGCAAGATGGTAGTCGAAGTAGGTGATAGCGCAGGCGCGGACTCGCTTTGTCCAGTAGTAGGCGGGGCACATTGCGGTCCCGGTAGTGCATCTGGTAGTCCAACAGTATTTGTTGGATCTTAATAACCCTTTATATTCTAGGTGAATAAATAGTAGTATGAGTATTACACCTACGGTTTTAATTGCTGGATCTGGATTGTTAAACAATCAGGCATTAGACATCAATCCTGGATATAGATCTGACATTACTAGTGTCGCTGATGCATCTGACACGAACATCTTTCATGCATTACACAAGTTTTCTCAGTTGTGGCCTAGTATAGCAAGTAACTACCAAGCTTCGATTACAAACTTAATCAAAAATCACCCGGTACTATTACATGGAACCGACACTGGTTTAAGCAGTGACTTGTCGGTGTTTAGTATGCTAGGTAATGTGCGTTCAGCACAGCTTAATTTTAGTCCTTCTTCAATACCTAACTTTAGTCGCCGTGTAAATTATATGTTGCAACAGTTTGCACCATTGGTTCATACCGCAGAAGCAAGTTATGCCGGTATACACTACTTTAAAGATATGTCGTGGGACGACATATCGTTAGATGCTAAGACTCACGAAGACCTAGCTAACAACGGAATCTTGCGTGTTTTGCTAACTGGCAACGACGATCAGATTGATAATATTAAACTAATAAGACAGCAACTGCGTCCCGGCGAAACACTTAATGATATAGCTGGACGACGACTTGCGTTGTTAAGTAAAGCATTGCGCAATCTTGGTACGTTATTTGATCCTGCAGATTTAGCAAATATGGGCAAAGCTCAGACGCTAATTGAGAACATGTATTCCCTCGGACTTAGTAGATTAGGCGATCTTAATCAGCTAGTGTTAGAGTTAGAAGTATCAGACTTGTCGTTGGTACGTGATATGTACCTTAAAGAGTTATTAGCAAAAATTACTGGCAAAGCTGTCTCTGAAATTATTGAGCGCACTGGAGTTAAGTTACCTAACCCAACAAGCGTAAAAACGCTCGCAGATTTACTAGATCCTAAAAATTTATTTACTGCTGATGTTATCAATGAATTACCTGCAAGTACCCTTGTTGGACTAGCAGGAGCTCTGGACAAAATTGGCGGTCGTTACGAAACGTTAGCAGACGTAGCAAACATGCTAGATACGGTAGAAATCCCAGACCTAACATTGCTGTCCGATCAACCAACACCATTGCCGCAATCAGACATTGACTTATATTTAACTAAGTTCGGCACAGGTACCGGCTTGCATAATAACCCAACACTAACAGATTTCTTTTGGTGGTTAACTGGCCAAGGCGAATTTAAACAACTGGTCCACACTTTAGAAAATTTAAGATCTGCATGCATAAGCAGTCCGAACCAAGTATGGTTTAGGATATCGCAATACGTCCAAAGCCCAGTGGATTGGGAAATTCTCGCTGTTTTTACAATGATGGTTGCTGATCCTAATATTATGTACTGGGTTGAACAAGCAGACAAAGCATATACAAAACTATTAGCACAATATCAGACAACCGTAGAGTTATATTCGTTGCATACCAGTGGAACATTCATTAATTTTGCAACCAGTGGATTAGAAGACGACAGTGATATTTCTCTTTCTGCTACTATCAATAATCTACACACTTACGGAGTTGACCACTCGGGGTTGGGTTTTCGTGAATTTTTCTTAGGACTAGTAAGTTCTACTCGTTCCGGCGAAGCATTAAAGTCAGCTATACAAGAAGGTAGAGTCCACTATGCACAAACACGCCAAGGTATCCGCCCAATTGGCGTTGCTGATGTCGACGGACTCAGAAAAGAACGTGCATCAGCAGAGTTAGATCAAGCGATAGTGGATCTAAAATCAATACATGCAAAGTACGAAGCTATTATAAATCGAACTAATGCAAACGATGACATTAAGCAACATATAATTGATAGCAGAAGAGATGCAATCAATCGTGTTAAGAGCCTAGGAGTAGTTGCTGGGACGAATACAAATCCTTATCGGGAAATATATTGATAGATCTTTTTTAACAGACGTTTAAGTATAGGGTGAGTAGCGTCCCAATTAAACATTGTAAAGTAAGCCATTAAGTTAGGACTTAAGTACTTGCCCATTTCATCTTTGAACTGGGCTGTTTTTTTGGCCATGCGTAATAACTCTAATGCACCGTCGACATCAACTTTTCTAACTAATTCATCTGCAATGTTCATTGCATAGGCTTCAATTTCGTCTGGACGACTCATATACTCGTATTCGTCATTACGACGGTCATATCCTTTATTGCCAGCGACGAAGTTTCGGTTACGATATTGAGTAGCATGCAGTAGTTCGTGCTTTAATGCATCACTTAGTTCGTTAACAAACGTTGTCGCACCACTTTTAGACCAATTAATAACTTTGTCAGTTGGATTAAAAACTAACACAATTTCAATAGCCGGATCGGCGTCTTCGTCGGCTTCTGGATCGTAGTATGCATTAATAACCATCTCGCTAGGCTCAACATTAGGGCTAGTGTCTATGCTAATTTCGATATCGTCATCTAACATAGATGCAACAGTATCTCTTACAATAGTAGCAATTTTTCGTTTGGATTGCGTACCTACTAACAAGTTTGCAAGTTTGGCAATATTAAATGGTTGAGATAAAGTTATTTCATTGACTAACATGCTACTATTTAGTATAATAGAAAACAAGAGCAAAAAACCGATAAATATTAAACAAACAGGAGCAAGAATTTGAGTACACACGACGATAGCGAAGAAGCTATGACCATAGATGATTTCTTAGCAACTGAAGCAGATCCGAGTGATTACATATTTGTAGTCACTAGCGAGGGTAAACTAAAGTGTGTGTTCATTCCGGGAACCGACGAAAACAACGAAGTTCCTGAATCGGTATTAGAGGTTTTTAATATCTTCGGCATCAATGGTTTCACCGAACCAACTATGCTCCATTAACGACAGGATAAGAATCATGCTTTTCGGTTATTTAACACTGGCAACTGCTATTGCAATTAGCGTAATTGCCGCATATTACAGTATCATTGGTCTGACTGCAATTTTTGCTGCAGCCTTTATACCAGTGGTAGTCATGGGTACCAGTTTAGAAATCGGTAAGGTTGTTACCGCGGTGTGGTTGCACAACAACTGGAACCGTGCCGCATTTTGGATGAAGACCTATCTAACTAGTGCAACTATAGTCTTAATGATTATTACTAGCATGGGCATTTTTGGTTTCTTATCTAAGGCCCACACAGGTCAAACAGTAGCAAGCCAGGAAAGTGTTGCCCAAGTGTCCCGCCTTACTGCTGAAATTGAGCGATACACTAGTGTAGTTGCCCGTGCCGAGGAGCAAATTAAAAAACTAGAAACCAGCGGAACTGGTAATGATGCAAATGTCCAGGCTCAAATTGACAAAGAACAACAACGCATTGACAATGCGTATGCTCGTATACAACCTGCTATTGATGAGCAGAATAAAATTATTGGTTCGCAGGCAAAACTATACCAAGATGAACTTGATAGAATTGACGCTGGTTTAAAAACACTACAAGGTTATATCGACAGCGGTGACACTAAAAAAGCACAGCAAATGATTGGTGCCAGTGCAGACGGTGTATTTGGTAAAAAGACTGCTGAAAAAATTGGCGATTGGCAAACTGCCAAACAAGAAGAGCGCAAAGCATTACTAACAAAAATAGAACAAGCAACAAACAATCCGCAAGCCCGCGCCGCTGGCGCAGAGATCAAACGTCTGCGTCTAAGTGCTGAACGCGAAGTAGCAGAGTCAAACAAATTGATCAATCGTTTGCGTACACAAGTTGGCAAAGCAAGTACTGCTACTAATATCGATGCTCAAGTAGATGAGCAGAATGCACGTATTAAAAATGCAAACACCGAGATTGAAAAGTTAACACAGGAAAAATACACACTTGAAGGTGAGTACCGTAAACTAGAAGCAGAAGTTGGCCCAATTAAATATATTGCGGCACTGATCTACGGTGACAACAACACCGACAGTAATACACTAGAAAATGCAGTTCGTTGGGTTATTATTTTGTTAGTTTGTGTATTTGATCCGCTTGCAATTATCTTAATTCTAGCAGGCGCACAGCAACTATCCTGGGCACGTAAAAATGCAGAGGACAAACGCAACGAAGAAATACTAGGTCAGGAAGATGAACAGAAAGGTAATGACGATCTCGAAGTGTTTACCAAAGAACCCCCAGAAACAAAAGACGATCCGACTCAGCCAGGATGGATGTATCAACCGCATACCCTGGATACACATCCTTACTTGTCACAAGGGTTCACTATGCCCGATAATTGGACGCCTACTGGACCTATAGTATCGGCTGCCGCCGGGGTAATAGTAACTCCTGTTAACACAGCACCCGATGCCAGTGATAATACCAAAGAGGATGATACTAAACCATCTTTTAGTGAAGGCGCCGCAGATTCCGCCAGCGAAAAGGATCTGCAAACTAAAGTAGACCCTGCACCACATGAGTTTAAGATTAAAGGGTTTGCGTACCCAGACGAAGATACAATTAAAGTAGTTGAACCTGAAGTAGTTGAACCTGAAGTAGTTGAACCTGAAGTAGTTGAAAATCCTCTTGTTACAGCAGTACGCAACTACAATTTACCAAAGGCTCCACCGGGTAAAATACTACAAACAACTCCGCTGTTCCATGCCGAAGCAGATAACAACACCACTAATAGCGGATTTGGTAGCGTGTTTCCGACGGTTAATGTACAAAAAGGGGAAATATTCTTACGTACAGATTACTTGCCAAGTCGCCTGTTTAAATGGAACGGCGATAAATGGATTGAAGTGTCGAAAGAAAATACTTCCCACTATGCATACGATGTTAAGTATATAGAGCACATAATTGGGAAACTTAAAAGCGGAGAATATGAACTAGATGACCTTAACGAAACTGAACAAGATCAAATTGAAGCGTACTTGTTAAAAAATGTACAGTAATTTTATAACACCGCCGGACTTTTTAGATTCAATTGACAATTACACTGTACTGCTAATTGACCCAACTGAGGATGATGTTAGCAATATAGCATTGTTATGTAAAAATGTAGGCACTGATTTTAATGTCTACATTTACTTAGAACAATACAACTTGTTAGATTGGTTAGAAACAGCATTTAACAAGTCTGACACAGTGTTAATTAACACAAGTCCTAATTCAATTAGCCCAGCCAAGGATAAGTTAGTACAACATCCTAAGGCAATGCACTATGGGCCAAAACGTTTCTTTAAAAACGATAGATACTTAACTCAACCAACAGAATTTTTTATAAAATATGTCACAACAAACATCAAACCGTTCTTTGATATGTAATTTTTGCGAGAAGACAAAAGAAGAAGTTGGAAAGCTAATTGTTAGTAACGATGCCGCTATTTGCAACGAATGTATTGAACTGTGCGGCAATATCCTTACTACAGAAAAGCATAGCCTGTCGGGGAAAAAGAAAAGCATTAAAAATTCTCTTAACCCTGTTAAGATAAAAGAGTTTCTAGACGACTACGTAGTAGGGCAAGAAGTTGCTAAACGCTATCTAAGCGTTGCAGTAGTAAACCATTACAAGCGTTTGTACCATGCCGACCCCAAAGTTGAAGTGGACAAGAGTAATGTTTTAATGTTTGGACCAACTGGGTCAGGCAAAACTATGTTAGCCAAGACCATTGCCCGATTCTTAGATGTGCCGTTTGTTATTATAGATGCCACTACGTTAACTGAGGCAGGGTATGTAGGCGACGATGCTAGTGCTATACTTGAGCGTTTAATTTTAGCCGCCGACGGCGATATTGACGCAGCGGAGAATGGTATTATTTTCATCGATGAAGTAGATAAAATTGCAAAACGTAGCGACAACACCGGCGGTGTAGCCCGCGACATTTCAGGAGAAGGTGTACAGCAAGCATTGTTGAAAATGGTTGAAGGCACAACATGCAAAGTACTATACGGTGAGGCTGCACACAAAGACGAAATCGAAATGGACACTAGAAATATATTGTTCATTGCTGGAGGTGCATTTGCTGGACTAGATAAAATCATTAGTAAAAATAGAACTGGGAAGACCATTGGGTTTGCTACTGCGGAAAAGACCGAGGTTCTAAGTAAAGATGCGTCGCCTAAGGATTTTATAGACTTTGGGTTAATACCAGAATTCGTTGGGCGATTTCCAGTTGCAGTAGAAATTGATGCTTTGTCAAGAGACGACTTTAGCCGAATATTAACCGAACCAAAAAATAACATTGTTGACCAGATGGCATTTTATTTCCGGGTTGATAAGGTTAAGTTAACATTTAACACTGGCGCAATCGATGCAATTGTAGACCAAGCGTTAAAAGACAAACTTGGTGCCCGGGGACTTAAAGGCGTTATAGAGCGTATACTGGTTCCCTATATGTTCAATCTTAAGACATTAAAAGCAGATGGTGTTACAGAAATAGTTATAACCGCAGACACTATTATCAATGGCATCGACCCTGAGTTTATAAAGGAGACCAATAATGCAGAATAATACCATAATAGATAACGATATCTATACAATTACATTAGATTCGGTGGATATCAACTTGGCAAATATGGCGTCAACTATTCCTGTAACAACACAACCTCAGTATTCATTCACTGCGGCAGGGACTCACACGGCGGATCTGTATGTTACAGGAAATGCAGACTTCGAAGGCGATGTTACTATTAAAGGTAAGAGCCTAGTTAAAACGCTAGAAGGCATTGAACAACGTCTTGCTATCTTAACTCCCGATCCAGCAAAGTTAGAAAAGTATGCGGCACTCCGAGAGGCTTACGAACACTATAAAATGTTGGAAGCATTAATCGGAGATGAATAAATAAATTTGTAGCAGACCTTGACAAGAGTCAAGTAATTTGTTACAATATAAATGTAAGTTGCACAATTCCGTGGACTTACAACAATCAGTCTTGCTTAATTAAAGGAGATTATTATGAATAGACTAACAACCATTGACGTAAGTAAACTAACCCCACACTCTGTAGGCTTTGATCGCTTGCTTGACACTATGTTCAGACATGCCGGACCGGCAGCACATACACAGAATGCAGGGTTCCCTCCGTATAACATTCGTAAACACGAGAACACATTTCAAATTGAAATGGCGTTAGCCGGGGTTGCTCAAGAAGATCTCGAAATAGAAACAAGTAGCGGAGTGCTAACTATTTCTCATGATCCAACAGAGGTTGAGGAACAGGGTGAACTAATTCATCGCGGTGTTGCAGTACGCAAATTTAAGCGTAGCTTCACACTAGCAGACGATGTTGTAGTTAACGGTGCTCGGATGAAAAACGGCATGCTGTATATTCAGCTTGAGCGTATTGTTCCTGAAGAGAAACAACCTAAAAAAATTGCAATTACTTTCCAAGAGTAAGTGCTAAAACTAGTAGTGCAGAGCATATCTGCACTACTTCTACTAAAATTACAAAGGTATATAATCAACCATGTCGGTATCAGATCAAGACGTTAAGCGCAGTGTACGAGTAAGAGAAAACCTCCGCGAACCTAATAAATTTCGAATTATTTTTATCAATGATGATGTCACGACACGTGAGTTTGTAATTGAAGCATTAAAAGCAATATTTGACTACGACCAACAGCCAGCCGAAGTAGTAACTGACAAGATCCATACCGACGGGTTAGCAGTAGTTGCAGTATTGCCGCACGAGATGGCAGAGCAAAAAGGTGTTGAAGTAACAATGCTTGCTCGTAATCACGGATTCCCATTACAAGTTAAAATTGAACCCGACTCATGATTTTTAGTCGAATTAAAGAACTTAAAGAAGCCGAGAAGGTAATTGGCATTACCTTTAGCCAGTTCGATTTGCTACATGCAGGACACGTAGCGATGTTAAGTGAAGCAAAAAATCATTGCGACTATCTTATTGTTGGATTGCAAAACGATGCCAGTATAGATCGCCCGACGAAAAACACACCTGTGCAAAGCATTGTAGAGAGACAAATTATGTTAAGTAGTCAACGGGCAGTTGACGAAATTGTTGTTTACAATACTGAAAAAGACCTTGAGGATATACTACTGACGTTGCCTATCGACGTGCGTATTCTAGGTGTTGAATATTACGATAAAGAGTTTTCAGGAAAACAGATTTGCATCGACAGAAACATCGACATTGTATATAATAAGCGAGATCACAGCTTTAGCAGTACCGGGCTACGTAAGAGAGTCACTGAAGCTGAACTAGGTACCAGGTAATCTACCACTTTGCCGGCGGGTTTGGTTTAAAATCCCAAACCCCATTTGCCGCACCTTGTTTAATCATCTCAACTACTGTTTGCTCAATGGCGGCTCTTACAGCAAAACTAACAGGCTCGTTTGCCGCACTACCGGTTTCTGCTTCGAAACTTTTTGTACCCATGTCATAGAACATAAATGCACCAACGCTAGTTGCTACACTTAATATTGTCTTAGTGGTACTTACTGTCACTAATACTTCCCCGGTATTCACGCTAACTACTCTGAGTGCCACCGTTACTTGGTCTTGACGGTATTGTGTATTTGGACCTATTCCTAGTACCCTAACTCCTACACCGCCACTTACTATGTTACTATCGTAAGCTATAATGCCGCCATCTACAATTAGGCCTGCAAACAATAATGGCTTTAATGGTTTTGCATCTTTACCCTGATACTGTTCTCTTGTTTGTCTAATTAGCTGTCGTTCTTTAGTTAGTGCATCTAAATTACCACGTTCGATTACTTTAAACCATTGTCCGCCACCGACTCTTTTTAACGCATCTATTACCCATACATCGCTTCCTTGCGTAACGGCAGTGCTGATTTGTGCAATTTTATCATTGGGTTTACGTTGTCCTGTTTTGTCTACAAAACTGTACACAGCCACAGTCATTGGCGGCCCAGCAGGCGCTGTTAATTCGTTAAACTCTTTAAGTCGTTGCCCGGTTAACCCATTAGACCATGCCACTGGATCGTCAATTTGCCCGGTAATCTTTGTTATGCCGCATCCGCTTAGTAAGGATACGACTACCAATGACAGCAACAGCTTTTTCAAAATTGAAAGTCTCCTACTGGTATAGTAACAGTAGTAACGGATCCGTACTCGTCGGTGATTTCCAGAGTAATCTCGGATCCGTCGTTGCTCCACTTAATAGTGTTGCCCATTAAATCCATTTCGCCGCTTGATGCACCTTCTTCGGCAAACAGTTGATCTGCTAACTGTTTTGATAGTGTTGCGTATACCCTTGACTCTAAGTTATTGAGAAACTTAGCCATGTTAGTATTTTCGGCGTCTCTTAATAATTTGTCGGCTTTAGCTTGAGCGTCGTCTTGCCTAGTCTTACGTCTATTTGCTTCTAATTGTTCAACTGTTAAGACGTGAGAACTATAGCCGATACCATTAAAGGCAGGGCTATTAAATTGAAAGTTTAATTCTGCTGATGTTGCTGTAGTCGCAACTAGAATTGCTAGAATAAACACTACTGTACGCATTATGGTGACCCCTTGACTGCTAACAGTAGTATTTATACTATTCTACATTATGGTTCTCTTGATAAAAGTTCTTCGTAAAAACTATCAAGTTCCCCGCCAAACTTTCCGTGCAAATGTTCGTCTAGTTCACGCATACGCTCCCAATCTTGTCGGGAATTTGCTTCGATAAACTCGGCATGTAATCGCTGGTCCGACTCTAGCGTCATCATATCTGCTAGATTAATTTTATCAGCCGGGATTACACAATATGCTTCGATTAGAATATCGTTGCGAGTAAACTTCTCTAGCTCTAGAACTGTGTACTTGTCTTTTAACTGTTCAGCGTGTTCACGTCCAATAATGATATTCATTCTAATACCACTACAATCTCATCGTCAGTTAGCATATGATACGATGTTTTGTCGAGCTCTACTTTAAACCCAGACCCTACGTTAAACAACACCCGATCTCCTACGTTAACTACAACATCAAGGAAAGTGTTGTCATCTTGGTATTTTCCCGGGCCTACAGCAACAACTTCGCCTTCGACTACACCTTCTTCTTTATTACTAACAAGAAAAATGCCGGTAGATGTTTCTTTATTAGTATCTTGTTGTTTAACAACGATACGGTTATGCAGTGGTTTTAGTTTCATTTTGATTTATCCATATGTTCGTATACACTATTGTATTGGGTATTAGTAAGAACAAATGTTGTGCATTTGCTCAATTGCTTTAATGTCTTGGCTCCAGCATACGTACATGTACTACGAATGCCGCCTAGTATATCCTGTACAGTTGCTAGCACTGCACCGCGATATGGTACTAGTACTTCTCTGCCTTCGGCGCTTCTATAGTCTTTAAGACCGCCGAAATGTTTTGTATTCGCGGCATCGCTACTCATGCCGTAGAATTGTATAAACTGCTTTGCTTTTACTTTTGGGAACTCGCGGTTCATGTCAATCCCACTCATACGTTGAATTGGTTCCAGCTCGTCGGTTAAGTAGTACTTTGTGATTACTTCACCACCACCTTCGTTGTGCCCGGCAAGCATCCCTCCCAGCATAACAAAATCGGCTCCGGCTGCGAATGCCTTAGCAACATCGCCAGGACAAGTGCAACCGCCGTCAGCAATAATGTGTCCACCAAGGCCATGAGCTGCGTCTGCACACTCAATGACTGCAGAGAGCTGAGGATAGCCCACACCAGTCTGAATGCGAGTGGTACAAACACTACCAGGACCAATGCCCACTTTGACAATATCAGCTCCTGCAAGAATCAACTCCTCCGTCATTTCGCCTGTGACTACATTACCGGCGATGATTACAATATTTGGATATCCTGTGCGCAATTTACGAATAAACTCAGCAAAGCGTGTAGAATATCCATTGGCTACATCTACGCATACGTATTTTAAGTTGCTAGTAGTAACAGCACCATATACACTTTGAAACTTATAAAAGTCCTTATCAGTGATTCCCATACTATAAGCAACATTATCGCAACGATTGATATGCCCTTCATTGAAGTATTTAACTAGCTCTTCGATATTGTATGTTTTTACTAAACAAGTAAAGACGCCTTGTTTAGCCAATGTGTCTGCCATTTCGAATGTGCCAACTCCGTCCATATTAGCAGCCATAATGGGCACGCCACGATAGTGATACGACTCAACGTTTTCCGGAAAGTCTGGAGTGTAGTTACGGAAAGTAAACTTGCGTTCTAGATCTACTTCTTTTCGTGATCCTAGTGTGCTACGCTTTGGACGTATTAGCACGTCTTTATAGTCGTATTTCTGTTCAGTTTCGATTCTCATTGTGTTTTCCGATTTGGTGATATACTTTTTGTACTGCGGTAGCTTGGCTTACACAATCTTCTAATGCATTATGCAGTCCTGCTTTACCTTTTTCGCGAGGGTCACCGTGTACTCCGAAAAGTGTGCGACTATCCCGCACCTGCCAAAAGTTCCATGGTGTAGGAATGCCTAGATCCCTATAGAGGCTTTCCATTATAACAAAGTCAAAAGCGGGTCCTTGTGCCCAAATATTATTTACGCCTACGAGGAAGCGATTTATTTCTTTTGTCACTTCGAGTAACGCCTGGCGATTATCTTCACTGAGTGCTTCTTCCCTAACATCTTCTGCTTGTTGCTCCCACCAAAGTACAGTATCTTCTTGGATTTCACGCCCCAACGATACTTGTTCTTCAATATCTGGACGTAGATATAGCCCAGGACCAGGTTCCGCAAAACTACTCGGGTTAAACTTAACTGCTCCAATGGTTAACACCACACATCCGGGACGAGTACCCAGTGTTTCGATGTCGATCATTGCATCCATAAACTTCTCCTGATATTCTTTACTATAATATAGTGTAGCATATCTTGCAAAAAATGTCAACTGCATTTAGTATGCAGAGATTGCGCTTGCATTCATTTAATAAATAAGGTAGAGAGTATCTGGGAAGATTGCAGAGCCAGCTACACCAAACTAGATAATATTGTATTTTTTAAGTTTGTGTATCAGCGTTTCTCGCTTTATGCCTAAAGATTTAGCGGCACGAGTTTGGTTATTATCATTTTCGTGCATTGCTTGCTTAAGCAGAGAGCACTCGATATCGCTTAGTTTTCCGTTTAAATCGACGGAAAAGTTAGCAAAGTGGTCAGTACACATGCTTTGTAATGCGTCTGATTCGTCGAGCGTAACGCCACGCTGGAGATGTAATGTCATGCTATTATTTAACTTAGTGGGTATAGGTGTAAATTTTTTTACACATACTGGGCTAAATACTTGAATGCCGGGTACTATAAAATATAGGACCAAATAATAATAATAATAAACCGGTCTTAAGGAGTATGTTAGAATGCGTAAATGGAATATACTTTCGTTTGCTATCGTTGTTGCACTTATATCATCCCTTGCTTATGCTAGTGATGTGTATATTGAGCAGATTGGCGACACCGCAACTATTACTGTAACCCAGGACTCGGGCACAGGGAATACTGTTGGCTCATCTACTGAGAGTGCATATATCAACGGCAGTGCAAACACCGTAGACATAACGCAGTCTGGTAGCTCAAATACGTCGACGTTAAATATAGACGGTGGGTCCAGTACAGTTACTACTAGTGACGTAGGATCTAGTAACACCACAACAATTAATATAGATGGCGCAACTGGAACAACTACTACAGCAACAACCACTGGCGACAGCAATGAACTAAATGTTTGTAAAACAGTAGATGCACTAGGTGGGTGTACGGACGGCATCGCTGTAAACGATACGGTACAAACGGTAGTAGTAACCGGAGATAGCAACAGGATTGATATAGGGGTTGACAGTACAAATGCAACCAATACCACAACAGTAACCGGCGATTCAAACGTTGTATCTAGTACACAGACCGGGGTAGCTGGAGTTGCGGGTCATTCAATTACATTAACACATGTAGGCTCAATGGGGTCAATTGAAATTGATCAAAGTGGAGCCAATGACCAATTAGCCAACATCCAAACAGCCGGCGACAGTATTACTGTTAATATCACACAAGGCGACTAATCATGATTAGGCATTTAGTATTCCTGGTATCCGGGATCGCTATATGCCTAACGTCAGTGCTGGCTGATCCGATTGGAACTGTAAGCGAACAAACTGCGCCAGGCGAAATTAAACGAGAAAAATCTAATATAGATACCAAAAAAGGAACTGGTATCCAGATGGACGACCTTGTAAAAACTTACAAGGGAAAAATTGGACTAACTTTCATTGATGATACCAGGGTTCAGATTACTGAGAACAGTAGCCTTATAATTGATGATTTTGTATACGACCCTGTACAAGATACAGGTAAACTAGCGTTAAACGTTGCATTGGGTACAGTCAGATATGCTAGTGGAGCAATTGCAAAAAATAATCGAGAGAATGTTAAATTAAAAACACCGTCTGCTACAGTTACTGTGCGCGGCACGGATTTTACTATGACCGTCGATGAAACAGGTAAGAGTTTATTCATTCTATTACCAAGTTGTCCACCAACTGCTAAGTCCGACGCAGACTGTTGGGTAGGCGAAATTAAAGTTGAGACCGACACTGGCTTTGTTATACTAAATCAGGCATATCAAGCTACCGTTACTGTAACATCTAGTATGCCGCCATCTAGTCCTATTATATTAGACATCGATCCAGCTAATATTAACAATATGTTAATTATATCGCCGCCACAACGAGTACAAGAGCAACAAGACGAGTATGATCGCCGTGGGGCACTAGACGAAGACTTGTTAGCCTATCAAGAATTATCAGTCAATGAATTAGACGAACAACTTTTTGCAACAAATGAACTCGACCTTAATCTATTAGACCAAAACTTCCTTGAAAATATATTAGATGTACTGGCCAGGCAGTTATCATTAAGTATCGAGCAACTAGGTAATATGCAAGATGCGTACAATGCAATTTTGCCAAACATAAAGAACAGCCCAGAAACTGTGCCGTTAGTTGACGAGGTTAATATTTTTCTTCGTCGGGAAAGTGCTTCGCATTTAGCTGAAATAAGAGTAGGGTTAGATACCAATGGCAGAGTTATTACTAGCCAGGACAGTATAATAAACGACATACAATTAAACTCTGGGGGTAGTAATGTTCAAATCACTATCATTCAAAGCAATTAGTTTCTATTTGCTATTTGCAAATAGCGTATACGCCAATGGCAATAGCTTGTACATTGAGCAAATAGGTAGTAATACAGTTATACAAATTCAGCAGACTGGTCAAGGCAACAACATTGCAGGAACAGTATACGGAACATCCCCTGCTAATGTACTAGGTAATAATAACAGTATCGGTATATCACAGGGAACCTCCTCAACAGGCAACAACCAAGTGGGTCTTACTGTTGCCGGCAACAACAACCAAGTAGCTATCTCACAAGAAAAAGATACAAAAAATGCTACAGATGATGCCGACAGCTTAGGTAACCATAGTGCAACGGTATACGTCACTGGTGACGGTAACGCCGTAATCCTTAACCAGCAAAATAATAGTGATTCCACAGCGGGAAATTCCTATACTGCCAAAATTATCAATGGCCAAAGTAACGTAATAGTTGGGACACAAGATGGCACAGGCGATAAGACTGCCAAAGTTATAATCAACAATAGTAGCTCATCCAACATTGTTGAAACAACACAAACCGGTGACGGGCAACACACTGCTGAGGTGCTGGTAGAGTCCGATATGAACACCATTGGTATACACCAGTCTGGAAACCAATCCAGCAGTGCCAACATTGCAATTAGCCCAAATAGTGTAGGACCTACTGATTTTACACTTATACAGTCTAATGGTACAGCATACGGTACCGAAACAGCAATAACTCAAGAATGTATGAATCCATCCGGGTGTTCGATTCTAGTAGATCAGCAATAATTTGCTAAATATTTTATAGTAATATTGGAGATAATATGCGTAGTTTATTAATAGGGTTATCAGCATTGTTGTTAGTAACGGTGAGTACAGCACAAGAAGCTAAACAGCCAAAAGTAATACAACTTCCGATGGCAATTATGTGCGGAAATGATGAAGCAATAGGTTCATTTTTAGCTGACAACAACGAAGAAGCAGTTGCATCAATGGTAGGTGTTGCCGCAGTTGGTGACAAAGCAGAATGGCCGGGAGTCCCAGTTCCTACGTTAATGTTTGTAAACAAGACTAAATTTTCGTGGACTATTGTTAGTGAAATCGAAGCAGGCGTGTATTGTATAACTGCATCAGGTTCGTATATGGAACCAATAGGTGCTAACACGCCAGAGATAAAAAAACAGCAATATGAAATACAGCCCGGCGACTTAAGCGTAGCTCATAGTAGGTAACCTACTATGCTGAAAAAACTATTCCTAAGCCCCCTCTGGGCGTTAATTACACTGGCCGCGTTATTATACGGTATAACCCAAAATTACAGATTTGCAGAGTCAGTTAGACTTAACTATTTCGATTCGTTAATTGTATCAAAGCCCGCTACTAACAATAATATCCATGTTGTTAATATCGACGATTTAACTATCGCAGAAAATGGGCAATGGCCGTTTAGTCGCGATGTGTATGCAAAGTTGATTAAAGAACTCTACAGTCGTGACGCTGGTATTGTTATCTTTAACGTGCTTATGTCAGAGCCAGACAGATTTAAAAAAGATAAAGTTCTTGCTAAGGCATTAACTACAATGCCAATCATTTTGCCTAATGTAGCAACCGATAACGATGTAGTTAATACATCAAGGAAGCCAAGTAGTGCAGTTATTAACAGCCAATATATAGATAGACTAATAACATTTAACAATATACTAGCTAACGTTCCTGTAATTGAGCAACAGAGTCTCGGAAGCGGTATTACTAACACCTTCCCGGAGATTGACGGCGTAACTAGACGCATGCCAATATTTGTTGGGGTGGGCGATGCATTGTACCCTAGCATCCCGTTAGAAACATTACGTATTATTAGTGGTGCAGTCAACTTTCAAGTCAAACTAAGTGAGCTAGGAGTTGAAAAAGTTCGTGTAAGCCAAGGACCTATTATTAATACAGATGCTCTCGGGCGTGTGTGGATCGATTGGAGTCAAACTGCTTCATCGTATAGTTTTACTAAGTTGCCGGATTCGTTTAACAATGGCATTGTTATTGTCGGAGTAAGTGCAAGCGGATTGTCTAATCCTGTTGCTACAGCAGTCGGCGGAGTATACACACAAGACTTACAAGCAGCGGCTATCGGAACTATGGTTAACCAAGTTAATATCCAACGCCCGGCATGGGCAAGCGGCGCTGAGTTGTATTTACTTGCAGGTCTTGGCATTTTAATCGTTCTGTTATCTCGCTGGGTGTATGTTGGTATTGGGTTTACAGCATTGGTTATTTCGGGAGTATTGTACGGTAGTCAGCAATCGTATCACGAATTATTATACCTAATAGACGGATTTACTATTAGCATTTGTTTGGGACTAGTTGCATTGCACAGTTACACCTTGAAGTTTATAAATGAGTTTTTACAAAAACAACAAATTAAAAAACAATTTGGTACATACCTAAGTCCTGCACTAGTAGAAAAATTACAAAAGAATCCAGAACTATTACAGTTGGGCGGCGAATCAAGAGAGTTAAGTATTATGTTCACCGATGTTCGAGGTTTTACTACTATCTCTGAGCATTACGGAAAGGATGTGCAAGGACTTACTAAAATAATGAATAGGTACATGACTGCAATGACTAAACGTATCATTGACAATAACGGAACCTTAGACAAGTATATCGGCGATGCACAAATGGCTTTTTGGAATGCTCCTATCAATGACGAACTGCACGCCAAACATGCAGTGGAAACGGGACTCAATATGTTAAAAGATTTGGATAAATTTAATGAAGAAATTACTAAAGAGGGTATCCCGGCCTTTGGTATGGGCTTGGGAATTAATACAGATACCGTTGTGGTCGGCAACATGGGAAGTGATCAGCGTTTTGACTATACTTGTCTTGGGGATGGTGTCAATACTGCTTCCAGGCTTGAGGGCCAAAGTAAACCGTATGGTGTTAGAATTGTCATTGGTCCGATTACTGCTCAACAGGTAGATGACGAATTTGCAATTTTAGAGCTAGACTATATTGCGGTCAAGGGCAAGACTGAAGGTATACGCATCTATACAGTGTTAGGAAATCATAAATGGTGGATGGAAAATTCAACGTATGTATCCGAAACACAGCAACATAACAAGATGTTAGAATTGTATCGAATCAAAAAATTTGATCTAGCAATTAAATATTGTCGAGAGCTTAAAGGAAGTTTCTTCGGCGAAATGGATAATTATTACGATGCATGGATTATCCGGTGCAAAGAAATGAAAACTCGCACATTGCCAGTCAATTGGGACGGCATGTACATTGCAACATCTAAATGAAACATACTCTAATCTTTATTCACGGTGCAAACGCAACATATAAAAGTTTTAACTATGTTGTAAGGGGGTTGTCTCAACTTAATCTATTAGACTCAGTTGATGTGGTATATTTAAACTATGATAGCCACAATCGCTTTTACGATAACTTAAACAGCATGCACAGCACTCTGCATAAGGTAACAGGTAAGGCAATGATTGTTGCACACAGTCTTGGCGGAATATATGCAACACATCTATATAGTACTCGTCCTAACATTATATCTAATGTTGTGACACTGAGCACTCCTTATGCTGGGGTAGCAAATGCAAATTTAATGAAATGGGTATTTCCGTACCATCAGTTGCTACATGATGTTGGCACGTACAGTAAACCAATACTGGACAGTCAAATGATTAAAATTGAGATCCCATGGATACAAGTAGTGTCAACAACTGGAGACACGCCTTGGATGAACCCGTTTATAAAAAATGATGGAGTTGTATCGCAGTATTCAATGACTGTTAGAGAAGACATTGAATATCATTACGCCGACAGCAACCATTACGAAATAGTTGCCGATTCCGAAGTAGTTGACTTCATTAGTACAAAGGTTACTAAGTTTATTTCTTAGTATTCGTACCACTGGAGTTAAATCCCTGGCTGAAACTTTTATATTGAGCTAGTAATTCATCTAGATCCTGCTTTTCTTTAGTAGAGGCGCAGGCTTCGATTTCGTTACGGTATTCTAATACCATTGATAGCTTGGTGTTTAATCGAATCATGTCATTGTCTAACATGCGCACACGATCAACGAGTCCGATTAGTGTAGCACTAGCCTGGCTTAGTACGGGTTTGATATCCTTTGTAGCCCAGTTCCATATATAGTATACAAAGTATCCTAGTCCCATTGCGGCAATTATAGGAAACCCGTATTGATTGATTGCTGATGCTAGTTCATTAGTTCCCATTTGATTATCCTGTAACGTAACGTAGTGGGGCAGTCACTGGGTCTGCCCATGAATAGAACAATACAAAGCCAATGGATAGCCCAACGCCGACACCAATTAACACTGCGGTTATCATATCGCTGTCAAACCAAATTGGCTCAAATTCCATCCATTCTCTATATTCTTCTTCTTTTGATACAAAATTCTTAGACATTTACATTTTCCCCATTGACAAATTTTTCTAATTTAGTAAGCCTTCTTAAAGCCTGGCCACCATTGGGTAGATTAACTAATTCAAAATAATCACCGGGCTGCCAGTTAAGTTTTGCGGTGTCTAACTCACTGTCAAGCTGAATACCAGCACTACTTAAATCCCATATGTAGTCGTAAAATAACATAATATTACTTATATATAGTTAGTCCCGCCGCGCATCTTCTTTGCCTTCATTTGCTGCCAACCTATCTATATTAGGACGGACTCCAATTACATAGCTGAGTAATGCATCAATCTTTACTAAATCGTTATTCATTGTTTGCACACGGTTGTCTAGCGCACCAATGATGTTTTTTAAACTGTTAACACTTCCGTTCACTCCTTGCAGAATAAACTTAACGGTTAAGAATACAAAGTATCCAGCGGCGCATGCGGCAGCAATAGGAAAACCGACATCTCCTACTAATTTTAAGAAATCCATAACACTGCTCCTAATGTCGTATTATTATTTTTGTTATAATAATATTTAGTTAGAATTTCAATATGTTGTTTAAGTGGC